GAAGAACGGCTGGTCACGGCCATCGAGGAAGCCGATAACGATAGCCGAACCCTGCGGCAGACTGGGTTGAGTGAAGAGATACCACTGGGTATTGGACTGACCTGAGATGGCGTTCCCGTTATCATCTGTGAGGCTCGTGTTGTTGAGCCAGGGAGTGACAACCGGGCGATAGAGGCCCTGGAACTCGTTTTTGTTGAGGAGCCAGTTGATGGTTCCAGAGACACCTGCAACTGCAAAGGTCTCCTGTGCCCAAATCTGGTACATCTGGGTCTCCATCGACGTACCACCCAGAAGGATGCTCGGGGAGAGGCCGATGGGATAGCCGTTAATGACCTGGTTACGGAAGGCACGGCGAGCCTGGTCGAGACCTGCGGGTACGGCAGGAGTCGAAGCACCAGTCTGATTCAGGGCCGACGTTGACCCCGAGATCAGGTTGCCGAGGGTCGCGGAGAAGAAAGCACCGGGATTGGAGAGGAGCAGAACGTAGACCGACTGCTCAATCCGCATCGCACCCAGCATACCGATGGCGGCTGCCTTCTGAATGATCTGACCGAGGTCATCGTTGCGGATCGTCTTACGGTCGATGGTAATCATCGCTCCGTAAGTATCGGCCTGCACGGTGTACTTCGAGTCCACCATTGAGACGTGCTTGAGTTGACCCTGTTGGTCAACCTGGCGGAAGTGACCCTGCCAGTTGAGGCGATACATGTTGAGCGGACGGAAGTCCGTCAGGTTCTTGATCCCCGCGATAGCACGCCAGGTCTGGTCCTGACCGTCGAATGCGGCCAAGGCAAACTTGTGCATGATGTTTTCGAGGATGTTCGGGATATTGAGTGTACTGAATCCCGACGCACGCACGACGTTGTAGGCGTCCACAGCACCGGCCAGAAGGTCTGAGGATTTCCGGTCAAAGGAGTGATAGCCTTTCCCTGCTGCACGAATTTGAAGTTCGAGGAGAGCCTGGATCGAGTCGAGGCCGTCATACTTCCGATCGTGGGACTTCTCCATTACATCGGACTTGAAGTAGGCTTCGAGGCCAAACTCTCGGCCTTGCATGTGGGATGGGATTGGACCCATCTTGCGGGGATCTCCACCACAGTTCGCAGTCCAGCGTTCCTTGCCGTTCTGGAGGCCGAACTTGCGACAGAGGTTGGCAGCCAGGACTTCGCTGTCCAGGTCGTTGTTGTGGACGATCATGCCGGGCTGATTGGTCGCGTTGGCACGCGAAGCTCGCATGACGCGAAGCTCGAACTCATTGGCCGAGAGTTCGGAGCGGATGGCAAAGGCTTTGAACTTCTTGAAGCCCTTAACCTTCTTACCGTCCTCGGTGGTGAACTCGTGTTCGTCGTTGACAGCATCGACATACTGGACAGCCAGATCGTTGATCGAGTCCACCCGTTCAGCTTCCACAGCCATTGCTTCGCGTTGGGCCTTCACCGAAGAGGCAACAACATCATCGTCGTCATCGTCCTGGTCGTCATCATCTGCGTCAGCCTTGACCTTTGCCTTGGCCCCTTTCTTTCCTTTGACTTTGACCCCAAGAGCAGCATCGGCTTCGAGAGACTTCTGCTTCTCCCACGCAGCAGTCAGCTTGGTCAACTGATCCCCGGCGACTTCCGACGCATCGAGGCCGAGACTCTCGATAAAGGCTTTGAGTTCAGGATTCATCTTAGTTCCTTGAGAGGCGGCTACGCGGGTTTCGGTGTTACCATCAGCACCGAGGACAGTGACGGAGATTTCACGGATCGTCATCGAGTTGACGACGTTGAGAGGACCATCCCATATCTTGCCGTTCACCTTGGCAGTCTTGCCAGCCGGCACGAATACCAAGTCATGGATGGGACCGGAGATGGACGCCTGGAACGGGAATTCGTTCTTAGCATCCTTGACAAACTCGGCAGCTTCTCTGGTGGTAGATGATACTACTCCCGAGACTTCAACGGTGTTTGTCTTAACATCGATCTTCTGCTCGGTCGTATGACCAACACGAGCCTTTACAGAGTGGTCCATGATGATCGGGGTCTTGTCCCGACCAAACTTGGCTCCAGAGAGCTTGACGATGAGAGGGTCATCGAAGTTTCCCACTCGCATGGGGACGCCGGTATTAGCCAGCATCGAGAACTTCGGGATCTTAGGAGCTTGTCCCTCGGCAGAAGCCTTTAGGGATTCCTGGTCGAATGTGACCGGGCAACTGAGGTTCAGTTCCTTATCGGATGGTTTAGTGGCTCGAAGGATTTTACTGCGTCGGAGCTTCATGCTCCCGATTCTTATGGAATGACGATTACTCGTCAATATGGTTGGCTGCTAGATGTAGCAAACCTAGGATTTAGGCTTTCATCCATCTAAACACAACTAGGACACAAATCAGCAGAATGAAGGGGGCCAGGATTGATCCCAACAGGAACTTCATTATTTGTCCTGAATCCACTCAAGATGATAGCCAGGCATCAATTGACATGGACAGATAAACACGAACTTCTTCAGTTGCTCTGATGTAGCATCTTTAGACGCCAAAGTTATTAAAACTCTTCCACAACAGCGGGAACAGCCAAAAGGAATCTCGACAACCGATCTTTCTTCCCTCATGCCTCACCATTCTGGAGAGCCAGACCGTAGCGACCTTCCATGATGTCGTTGGCTATCTGCTGTGCCATCTCAGCCGACATCTCGGCTTTAGCCGACTTTGGCTTCTTCTCTGGGGAAGATGGTGGTGGGGGCAGTACCGTGTCCACAGGTGGGACGATGGGAAGGCCAATCTTGTCACGCCACTTCTTGTCCTTCTCCAACTCAGTCCGCCAGTCTTCCACATCCTGGTTGAAGTGAGTCTCTTGGACTTGCTTGTCGGTGATGAAGCCTTTGTCATGAGCGATCTTCAGGGCTTCCATCACCTTTTGGGGGTCGGTGTGATCGAGGCCCACCTTGTCCCATCGCCAGGAACGGGATGGGAAGTAGGCTCGGTTTTTGTGTTTGGGCAGATAGCCGTCGATGAGGCGGGCTTCCTGATACCAGAGGCAGAAGGCGGGGTCATTGACTTGGATGACCCCATAGTTGCGTTCGGCGATCTGACCACCCCGATAGATGTGGCTATCGACGATGGCCGAAGCCATGTTACTTTCCTGGGAAGTACCTGTAGCAAAGTTCAAGGGGAAGTTGATGGGACGCATGATCTCGCGTAAAAGCGTAGAAACGAACATGTCATACATCTGGATCGGCTGGCCCTGGGGGAGGTGTTTCATTTTGTACCCCCACGGCAGTCGCATAATCATACCCGGTTCAGCCGGGAAGATGTCAAAGGGATCGTCACCCTCGGCAAGCTGTTGGGCGGTGTAACCGGGGGGAGCTTCGGACTCGATGACGGCGGAGATCATAGCCCCAATCTCTGCTGCCTGTACAACGGCAAGAGTATATCGTCGAAGTAGGGCACAAAGGGGCAAGCTAGTCGTGAGTTCGGGAATGCCTCGGAGCCATCCGCGATCTTGTCTAAACCAATGAAGTACGTTGTCGGCCCCGATCCAATTCTCAAGTGGTCCCATTGGTGGAAATAACATATTTCCGGGATGGTACGGGAGTAGATTGTACTCAAGAGGATTCTCCTGTAAGTCCCACCGAACACCATCGGCTTCCATGATCTTCCCACCATTCTGGTAGGTGGGGAGTGCCAGGGGCAGAACGATCGGGCTGGAAACGCGGTCAGGCTCGATGATCTGGAAGTCGAGTTGGACCGGGACATCACGAAATTCGAGGCGACGTTTGAGAGCGGTCACGGCAAAGCCAAAGGACTCACCATCCACGAGCTTACCCATCCGCATTCGCCAGAGTTTGGTGTTGAGGTTGCAAGCCGACCACCAACGATCGAATTCGTACTCGATCTTCTGGCGGGCAGTGTCATCCCATCCGGGTTCGGTGATGCTAAGTTTGGGACCACTGCCGACGTAATCGTTGCAGAGGGTGAGCAAGGCCCCCTTGAGGTAGGGGGAATTCTCAGACGCCTCATACCTGCTACGAATACGCAGAGTACGTCGTACTGCAAGAATGGCACTGGCGTGCGGGTCAAAGATAGTCACTGTTTTGCCAGTGCCTCCAGTTTTTCTCGACCGTTTGTGCTAGGTCGAAACGAGCTTTCACCTCTTTGGTGATCTGATGACGGAGACTTTGAACTTGGCGATTCATAGCCACTTTAGCTTGTTGTGCCTCATTCAACATTTGATTCCCTCGATGATCGAGAAGAACAACCTCGTTCATTTTGAACCTCGATTCCCCTCATGGAGTGGAAGTGTGAAGGATTTTTCAATAGAAAATCCATATACATTTAATCTGGACCACAGAGTACCTCGACCAATTCCTAGTATCTCAGACCAAGTTGTCAAGTCGTGTGTTTCACCCCGAAAGGTATAGTACGGAGTGTTAGTTTTATTTCTTGCTTGTTGACTATCAGTTCCCCAAATACAATTCTCGGGGCAATAATCTCCGTGTACATCTTTTCTTTCAATCGAGTGTTGTGCAGAAGGACGTGGACCCATATCTGCATAAAAGTTAGTGAATGACCGCCAGCGTTCACAAACTTTGATTCCTCGCTCTCCGTAGTGTTGATGGCTCTTGTGATTCTCATACTCACACCGTTCTCGCATTCCTTCCCACACGCGATATTCAGGAAGATGTGAACATCCATGCTTGATACTGCGAGCAATGATTGATTCCCGAGTCGCACATCCACAACTCTTGGAAATACCGGATTTGAGGTTCCGAAGAACAACAATGTTCCGGTTCCCGCATCTGCATTCTACAACCGCATGTCGTAGACGCATTCCATTCCATCGGGAATAGAACGTTTTACCAAGTACAGTCCAACGACCATACTTACGGGGTTTCGGACTGATGAGGTCAAGAGCCATAGCTTCTCTGGAGTAGAGTTATGCAGGGAAGAAGAACGCAAGCATTTTAGGAGATCCTGAAACGGCTCGAAAACGCCATTTGGTCTGGGCTGGGTCAGTTTCAAATGGTCCAGCGACCGCTCCAGGGGACATACGACCATTGAGGACGATGTTGCCCGCTCCATTGTCTGGTCCCCATTGGATAGGAATAGTGGCATCTTCGTTGATGAAGATCGCCCACCCACCTCCCGCGACTACAGAAATGGTTGATAGATCCACTAATGTCCCTTGTCCAGTTGAAATAGCGATGATCTCTCCTGGAGATCCTCCGAGGAATGAGGCGGCTTGGACAGCACTAGCGTTGGAGACCCCTAATTTACCCCCCGAGGCGGGGAATACGTTGTTACCATTGGTAACTTGGATCTGCTGTGTTGTAACGATAGTTCCGGCCATTTTAGCATCCCTAAAGGAAAATGTGGTGTTTACTAGAACGCTGTGATTTCAAGAAAATCACGTTCGCGTAGTAAATACCACAATTCCCTACCCATATCTCTTTGAAACGTTTTCAACCCTATTACAGTACCCCTATATATAATAAATAAATAATAATAATACGCCGTAGCGGTAGAGCGTAGTGATGAAAGCATATCCTGTCAAGTCACAAAATAAGAATTTTGTAAAATAGTTTTGAGGCTATGGATTCATCCCCAGAGAAGCCCCGCAGGGCTGCGGGTCAACCGTCGCCGATTACAGCGTATTCCGTGTGTACCCACCCCTATTCTGCGTCCCCAACGCATCCGGGGGTCGCACGCTGGCGATAGCAATCCCGAAGAAGTACCGACCCTCGGGGACGTTGAGCGGGGGATCGTCCAGCCGATTGTACACGTCGGCCTGAAGCAACTGGTCAATCGGTCGCTCCTCGACCGTCCCTTCATCCGTGCGCACCCTCTGGGGGGAAGTAGCAAGGTTCTGAAGCGGCGTAGGATCGGTGAGTTTGGGTGTG